TTTTCATTCTTGATACCTCGCTTCCTGGTAAGTTTACATTGAAGTCACTCATTTCAATATTATCATACTCTTTCACTTTCATACACATTGTTACCACACGAACACCTATATTATACATTCGACTTGACCCCCCATATATATATTCCGTTACAACATAAACAAATAATTGTATAATACTCTACACCTATATAAATATACAAAATGGTAAAAAATACGAAAGGTGGAAACAAATCAAAAGCAATTGCCCGAAAACATATTAGCAGCGCAAAAGAACAACGCGCATTGCGTCTATCAACATGCGACCTCGAGAAATATGGTGTAGTTATTCGCGTACTCGGAAATGGTATGTTCTACGTAGTGACCGACCTCGCATGCGAAAAACAACCGCAATTACTCGGACACATCCGCAATAAATTTAGAGGGAGATCCAAACGAGATAATAATATCATTCTTGGGTCCGTAGTGTTGGTCGGATTGCGAGAGTGGGAAGACCCGAATTATAAGGAATGTGATTTGCTAGAAGTATACGACCCAAATGAGGTACGCCAAATGATGAAGAACCCGAGTATAGACCTATCCGAACTGAAAAGTCATATTGATGCGTATAGTAAAGGATCTGGAGATGCTGCTGCCGGGTACATTGATGTGGCAGATAGCGAGATTGAATTCACAGAAGAACGTGACTACATGGATGGGTTGATACCAGATACCGAAGTTGAAGATACGGGTACTTATACCGAAGTCCGCAAAGACGAAATCGTTAACATAGACGATTTGTAATGAGATGGCAATTCAACTTCTTCAAAATTGAACGACTTTTTATTTATCCTGAAACATCGACAGAACTATCCTGGAATTATTATCGAACTCGAATTTTATTTATATCAATTCACGAATTAATATAAACAATGACCAATACTCAATCGTGTTTAAAGAAGATGCCGGTTGATGAGACCCCCCAAGAAGACTTCGTTGTTCCTTCGCCCGTCATCGAATCTGCGGTGGATTCTCATTCTCAGAAAGTCGAATCTGCGGTGGATTCTCATTCTCAGAAAGTCGAATCTGCGCCCACAGATTCCGAATCAGGTAAGGAATGTGTTATTTGCTACGAATTTCTCAGTACCAAAAAAAATCTCTGCGTCACCGAATGCGGTCACGAGTTCTGCTTCACATGCATGATGAAGCATGTCCAGCGCAACAACGGTTGTCCGATTTGTCGCACTACGATCATAGAATACGTTGAAAAATCTGATTCGGAAGACGACGAAGAATACTCTGAAATATCTGGGTCAGAATACTCGGACGAGGAGGACAGTGAGAATGGCGAAGAGTTGGAGAACGAATACCCCATCGAGCAACTGGAGACAGCATTCTTGGCAAAAGGATATGGACTTAAGGACGCGTTGTCTCTTCTCATGTACAAATTCAGCAAAACCGACGAGAAGTACACCAAGGCATATATTCGAAAACTAGAGGAAGACATCGACGAAATGAACGAAGAACTGCAGCGAGAATGCGAGGAGCGTGCGGACATGGGACAAGAGGACACTCAAGAAATTATTGCATAAACCATCATATCATCATATAATTATATTCATGTATATTTGAAATAAAAATGAATTTGTAAAATTAATAATTAATGTTTTTTTTGTGTTTTTCCTTCTTTCTTGCTTTTAAACCCATACGCATAAAGCGACTTAGACTTTTTCGCCTTTGCAGATAGTCTGTTCGCCTTTCTTATGCTCTTAATCGACTTTCTAACATACGGAAGTAGTTGTGATTTAACATAACTTGGCATTCTTGACTCATCTTCCGCTATCTGTCTTAGAGTTTCAGCCGGGGTCTGGAAAGATTTCCTTCTAAAATACAGTTTCGTATCCCGCTTCGTTTTGTCAGAAACACTCGGAGAATATTTAATAACATCTTCTATTGTTTGAATCCGACCAAACGGAGTTCCTACGCTTTTTACTGCACTGTAAGTTGGTTTCATTGGGTTTCCTCTACGATCATAAGAAACGGTTGCAACATGCTGCGTTTGGTCGCCACACTTTGCGGTTTTATAACCTTTTACAAACTCTTTGCGTTTAATACCAAGTTCATATGAAATCGGGTCAGGCGAACACATGAGATCGATTATAAATATCATTCTATCAAAATCGGTCGGAATAATCAATTCGTTTGGCAACAAATTAGGATGCACAGATAACTGTTGCATTTTAAACAAGTAATCGATTTGAATTTTATAATGGTTTGCAACATTCTCAACACATGTTTCCTTACATTCTGTTATAGCATTCAACGCGCTTGCATGTGTATTATATTGGTCATCTGAATGAGAACTCTCGCAATCATTTGCAAACAATGTCATATCGATATTTCCAAACAAATCATTGTAAATGGATTCGGTAACAAAAAGTACCGATTTTCTATATTCTTCATCGGCAACTCCAATCCCATATTTCGCAAATATCTTTGTTGATAAATTTTCTATACCCATTTTAATTTTGCTCTTTATATGTTTTGCAGATTGGGTTGCAATTCGTCTAATATTATCAATCGCTGTTTTGCCCCAACCTTTTAATGTTTCTTCCAATGGTCCCGCGTTCATTATACAATTACCGTATAAATAATATTTTTATTGGCAATATAATCAAACTACAGGATAACTCGCCTCTAGCAAAATACCACATTGTCCTTTACCGCCATTATAAGTCGCGCCTTTCGCCAACCGAATATATCCATTCTCGCCCCATGTCGTCGACCAACTGTTCTTCACCTTGTAGTACTCGACGCCTCCTTCGACGCCGTAACCTACCGCTAAAACACCGTGATCAAGATTTGTCCCACACGCACCAGTGAAAACTCCCGACTTGTACAATTGAAACTCGCGCTGGTCTGCCTCAATCGCAACACTCACTGGTTGTTGAGCAAGAGCAGTCGAGAATGCTAAATCCGACGCGCTTTCCACATCCACAAACTTCAACACATCCGACCCCGCAACATTCTTGCAACTCTTTACACAAGTTCCCGCGGTCTTGGTTGTTCCAGATACATAAGGATAATCTGCCTCCACACAGAGTCCGTCATTCTTCGAAATCCAACTGAACGCGTTATCCATCAACCCGCCATTACATCCATGATCCCTGCCTCCATTTCCTAAAGTATCACAATCCACGAGTTGCTGTTCCGAAAAACTCACTAACTTGGAATTCTTGATTGCATACGCCCCCTCTAAAGCGCCAGTTGTTGAAAAACTCCAACAAGACCCACATTGTCCCTGATCCTTTACTGGGGTAACTGCACTCTTTGCAGTCCAATCGATCGACGCAGGTAGACTCGCATATTCAGAAATATCACTGATTCTCGATTTCACCCCAAAAATACGAATGCTCCCATCCATTCCACCTCGAACCCACTTCACATATTCAGTATGATTCATTCCGGAAAACTGATTGTGCCCGAGTTCGTACGAGAGGTTTTGTTGATTCGTCTTCTCGATGAAAATATGATTCTCTATCCAACTCTTAAACATCGTAGATCGATGTTCGGCGTGATTGAAAACGACACGAAACTCTTCGACCCACTTATCGAAAAGAGATTCGTATGGACCTCCTCCTCCTACGATTGTTTGTAGAGGTAGGAATATAGATGACTGGTTCGCATCAGTTACCGTAATTTGGTCTTCCATAAAATACGAGGAAACTCTCACAGCAAGACAAAATAGAAACATCGTTCGCAAAAATGCCATGGTAATCTGGTAATAATACAATATAATAATGCCACGTTTTTATATTGTATTTCATGTAGTGTCGTAACCTATCCATTCGGGGCAAAGCACCCAACTAAAATTGAAAACTTTTTAAATTCATTTCCTTTCTAACCAGAACCCCGATTCAAATACATTCTTCAATCCTCTCAAAATGACCATCGCAAAATTTATGAACAAACCAGATACTTTAAATGATCTCGGATTACTGGTCATAAAAACATTCGACCAGGTTGGAAAACTAGGTATAAAAACCGTCAATATTCTCAAATTCCTCCTCTACGACATAACTGTAATTTTACAGAAACTCCCATTCGGTCAATTTATCAGCATCATCTATTTCGTATTGATGGCGACTGCAATCCGAAATGTAGTGGAAGGTGGCGAACTCAACCGGGTTCTTTCTCGCGCCATACAACTCTACTTCATCCAGCAAAAATCATATAGCGAATGCGTTTCCCGCTTCAAGTCTTACCTCCGGAGAGTTTCCCTATCACAAATATACGAGGTTCAATCGTTCGCTTACGGAGTTATGCTGTGCGTATGGGATTATACCGGCAGATCTATCAAACAAGAAGTCAACCGTTTTGCGCTAAACAATGCAGAAAATATTGAGAATGCATTGAATGAATTGGCAAAGACTGCCGCATTCTCCGCGATAATCAACGCAATAACACATAAACTCGTTTCCGAACTAGGTCCAGTTAACAACACCGATCTTGCTAAATCCGTCATTGCCATTACAGATAATATTGAATCGACAAACCTAGATATTTCACAGACGTTTCGAAGTTTGCGGATGAGCGTTCAGCATAACACGGACGTTATTCAATCCCTGTCTTCGAATTTAGCAGAAACGGTTGCCATAATCACGGAAACCGACATTTCGCTAAATCAAAAACTATCCGAAATATCCATGCAACTCGAATATTTACGAATAAATCAACCGACCCAATTTAGGGAAATATGGAATGCCGTGTCACATTCTACTTTAGTGGATGTTCTCTCTAAACTAACAAGTACATTGAGGTCGTCTTCTTACAGAAGAATTGACGGGTTTTAGCATACAACTGCCAATCTTATTTTACGCTTAATCTTATCCGAATCATGGAAAACAAACAACTTAAAATCCAGAAAACTATAATTGACGTGTTTTTCTTGGACAACGATTCTTCCTAAAACATTCAAATCCGAAAGATGGACCATGTAGGAATAAGTGCCGTCGGGTCTTTCAACCCGATCAAAGATAACGCCTCGGTGAGGATGCTGCATCCATTCTGGATGCGCAGTGCACCGGTTTAACAAATCGCAATCTATTTGAACTTTGCGGACGGCATGCATTCGACGATTGATTTCCTGCAAATTCGATTGCCACTTATTTAGGAACAATTCTGCCTCTTCGCTTATTCTTTCCACTAAACCAAACTCTTTTTGGAAAGCAATTAGATTTAGGAGATCCACGAGTCTTCGAATCGGACTCGTTATATGAACATAGGACTCCTTTTTCAACGCACAGTGTTCAACCGGTTTGTTTGGTTGATAAATAGTATATTTGCCAGAAGTATTTTTCCAGTTTCGCAAAAGCGTTTTAGAACTCTGCGGAACGTGTTCGAGAGATGGATCCGGTTCCTCCTCTATATTTAGGCGAACCTCTCTAAATATTCCCATCCCCATCTCATTTAGGCGATTCCCGCAAATTGTATTCATCAGAACCATCCAGTAAGCAACAACGTCATGACTGTCGTTGACCTCTGGATCTAATATTCGTGTGCATCGATGCAATAATTGATAATCCGGATCTGCCGCTAAATTCACACTTTCATATACGTAATTCTTCTCAACAATCATCGGAACATTTAGGAAGCGAATCGAACCCGTAATAATGAGAGAATAGTTGATATCGACCTTCAATTCCATACAGAACGTGGGTTTAGCAGTTCCATCTGCAGTCAAACTGCAGATATTATCAGATAAAATCGATGGCAACATGGGTCGTTTTGAATCCGGCAAATAAATACTGCCAACCCGGTCGCCAAACGAGGACCAAAGATTTAGCGTTTCCATCCACGCATAAACATTGGCAATATAAACACGAACCGTCGCAATAAATGGCGAATCCATCATAATCGAAAAGGCATCGTCAAAGTCTTTAGCGCCTTCCGGATCAACAGAGAAGACGCGGTGTTTTCTATGAGTCGGCGAAGAATCTTGAAAAAAATGCGATTTTTTTACCTTTAACTCAGGCAACATTTTTATGGATTTTTTTGCGGCAGTTGTAAATTCGTTTATGTTCGAATGGATATCGCGGCAATATAATTGATATTCATAAAATGCGGGTAAATTGTCGATATTTCCGATATTTTCTACTAGAATTCCGTGTGGATGTTTTGTGTGCCAACTTTCGAATTTAAAGACTACATAACGATTCTTCTGTGTTTTTGAGAAGTTGATTTCGGGTTGGTATGGCACAAGGAATGCAGGAAGACTCGGGTTATCAGGCACGCATTTATAGAAGAGTCGTTTGTTGTTTGCGGTGCGTCCGTATGTCTGGTTTCCGTCCAAAATAAGAACACCCGGAATAAGGTTGGATCTTGTGGGGGAATTTAATACCGTAGGGATAGGAGTAGATAAATCAACGACGTCCTCTGAAAATAATTTGAGTTGCGCGGGGTTAATAATCGATTCGGATTCTGTGAGGACTTTTGGCGTATTCGTTTCTATGTTGACAAAGGACCATGAACTATAGTCACGATCTTGAATTCGAACACGGTATTGGGGGAGTTGGGTGGTCATTTCCGCATTGATTTTATGTATAATTTGCTGGTATTATACAGCAAATTGTATTTATATTTGTGTAGAATGATTTATTCGCGTTAAAATATTGTCGTACGGTAAATTAGTATACTGTATAAATGATAAGCATTTACCAACCTGATATAGAAAAATATTCCGTTAGTGCCATACATGCAATAAAAACCGGATGGATATCAAACCACGGTGAATATATTGAAAAAACCAGTTCTCTATTGAAACGCATTTTCAATGTGAAACACTGCATATTGATGGCAAATGGGACATGTGCAACGCATTGCCTGTTTTTAGCAATAAAACACAAACACCCGGAAATCCGCAAAATATATGTTCCCAATAACTGTTACGTCGCTGCACATAATTCTGTCTTAATGGAATACGAAAAATACCAATTGACTGTGATGCGAATGGATGTCAATACGTGGAATATAGATACATCGGAGGATTACATAAAAACGCTCGATGTGAATTCCGCGATATTCATAGTCCATAATCTAGGAAATATAGTGAACGTGCCAAGACTGAAAAGAATTCGTCCGGATTTAGTATTCGTAGAGGATAATTGCGAAGGTATTTTCGGGAAGTATGAAGGGGTTTATTCGGGGATTTCCGAAAGCGCCTTATGTTCATCCGTGTCCTTTTACGGCAATAAAATAATAACGTCGGGAGAAGGTGGCGCATTTTTTACAAACGACGACGACGTTTACGCCTACATGAAGGGTGTATACTCGCAAGGCATGTCGAATGTGCGATATTTGCACAATGTCCATGCATACAACTACAGAATGACGAATGTGCAAGCAGCATTCATCTACGACCAACTCAATGATTTGGAAACGATTCTGCAAAATAAACAACGGGTTTTTGAAAATTACCGGGTACTATTGAGAGGACTGATCGATGCGGGCAAAGTCAGATTGTTTGAATGTGAGAAAGAAACAGAAAGTTCGAATTGGATTTTTTCGGTAAGACTGGTTGGAAACACGGCAACAATCGAAGAAACGACCCAATTTTTCATTCATAATGGTGTTGACATACGACCCTTCTTTTACCCGATTCACATGCACGATCACTTATCCGATTTTGTAGTTGACGACCCGGTATCCGCGTTACTGAATAAAGAGGTCATAATGATCCCATCCTCTCCGACAATCACAGAAGAAGACCAGAAAAAAGTAGTGGAGGTGATTCGCGAGTTTTGCATCGCGTAATAATAATGTGTATCTTATGATGCGATATTGTATAATTTCCATGGACGGATATTACACAATCGAAGAACTAAAATCAAAAGGAATTACAGTTTACGGCAAAAATGTACTTGTAAGTAAATTTGCAAATATTTACAAACCATCTAACTTGATATTACATGACAATATACGCATAGACGACTTTACGGTTATATCTTGCAAAGGAAAAGTAGAAATATTCAATTACGTTCATATAGGTTCACATTGTGTAATTACTTGCGCAACAAATATAATATTTAATAATTATTCAGGAATATCATCCGGTGCGAAATTATATGGAGGATGTGACGATTTTTCTGGAGATTTTATGACAAACCCAATGGTGCCCGGAGAGTATTTAAATGTACATACAGGCGATATCATATTAGAAGAACATGCTCTGATTGGGTCGTGTTCCATCATATTACCAAATGTGATAGTGGGACACGGAACCGCAGTCGCGGCAATGTCATTAATAAAAAAAACCACCGAACCTTGGATGATTTATGGAGGCGTGCCTGCAAAAAAGATAAAACCCCGAAACCAACAATGTTTACAAATGCAAATCGATTTGGAACGTAAGTATAACATTTTGAAGAATGACCATATTGCAATATCACTCCCAGAAAACATTCCCATCCCAAGTAAACCAAATCAAAGAACCGTTTTTATAACTGGAGGTTCTAAAGGTATAGGTAAATCGATTGCACTTTATTTTAAAGAACTGCAATACAATGTCGTAATATCTTACAATAAATCAATCAACGATGCAAATGATTTGCAAAAAAAAGGAATACATATTTACAAAATGGACGTAACAAACAATGCCGAATGCGTTGAGACGATTCGAAATATTATAATAGACTTTGGAAGAATTGACATTTTAGTTAACAATGCAGGAGTGATAGATAATCAACTTTTTCATAAAATGTTACCAGAACAATGGACAAATGTCATTTCAACTAATGTAAATTCGTTATACAATGTAACGCATTCTATAATACAAAATATGATAGAAAATAATTATGGTAGAATAATCAATATTTCTTCAATCGTTGGATTAAAGGGCAGCAAAGGTCAATCGAACTATTCGTCTTCAAAGCACGCAGTTATTGGTTTTACAAAAACGCTTGCGCTTGAATATAGCGACAAGAATATATTAGTGAATTGCATATGTCCTGGATTGGTAAATACGGACATGATAAAATTGATTCACCCCAATATTGTAAATAAAATAATCGAGTCTATGCCAATAAAGAAAATAATTGAACCATTCGAAATTGCAAAAGCGTGCGAATTTCTAGCAAACTCTGATTATTGCACAGGAACAATATTAAATCTAGACTGTGGTATGAATTGCTAGCATATCGAATATTATATTATTACTTGAATATTCGAATGCACTAATCCGAATATTTCATATATTTTCGATTGACTGTATATTTCATCTTTAAATACAAATCGGATTTTATGTTCCATTTTATCATGTTCAATCGATGATGCAAATCGAATCGTCGGGTCATATGCGAATTCCGTTTGTAACCTATTATTACTAGAAACGATCGCAATTTCATCGTAAATATAAGAAAAATACTTTATTGGGAGAATGAAATCGTCAATATCCGCAATTTCATCTGCAATATCAATAACGACTCGATTTACACGATAACT